GCGTGTTTATTTAATCGACATCTTTTTTATAGTAGTGATGGGACGACGTCTTTTGTGCCAGAAGGTACCGTTATGACAGTCTTTTCGCCCAATCGAGCACCACAAAGTACTAAATTTTGTGCTGATAGATTGGTTGGAATGAATGAAAGTGACGGAACCTACCGCGATCTTGTTTTGTACCTCTTTCCACATGAGGAATCGTTTCAAGCTCGCCCAGGGATATTAAAACATTTCTGGGATGGTACGTGGACTATGAAGAATCGTAAAGTCAGTGCTATAATGATGAGTCAAGGTGGGCCTCAGATACATCATGGCCGTGTTGAGGAAGATCGTATTGAGACGAAGGTTCAGTTCGCAGAGAAGGAAGGTTATGTTAAAGTTCACGATCTTATGGAGGTTTCAATACCATCGAAACCGGGTTTGTGTGGTTCAGTTGTTATGTTAGATGATGAGTCGTTGCAAAATAAAATTCTTGGGGTGAACGTCGGTTCACCACGTGAAGGTTGTTTGGCAGCATTGATCGTTACGCGTGGCATGTTGGAGAAAGCATTGATTGAGTTGAAGAGTAAGTTTGTGAACTACAAGAGGAGAGACATTCAGGCTGAGGGTCACGAGTATCAGAGTTGGATGCCTGTGATGGGTGAAGAGTATGAGAGTGCGCAGATCGAAGGTGAGATTCTCCATCTCTACAATAGCACTTACATGGCTGTTCCGTCGAAAAAGAGCAAGATCGTGAAATCACCAATACATGATCGTGTTGCCATTTCGACGACAAAGCCGTGCAAGTTGCATTTGGGGAGAGAGAAACTGCTAGAGAATATGAACAAGTACTCTCAACCGAGCTTGCCCATGGATGCTGGTAAGGTTGATCGAGCTGTGACTTCAATAGCAGAGGAGTTGAATGCGATTAGGAGTGTTAGATTGGAGAGGATGTTGACGATTGAAGAAGCTATCAATGGTGTTCCTGGCTATCCGTACCTAACTAGTATGGATTTGACAACTTCGGCTGGGTTCCCAATGGTTGGCATGGGTCAGAAAGGAGAGAAGAGGCAGTTCTTTGAAGGTGAAGTTCCTAACTTGGTCCCATGTAAGGAATTAAGAGAGCAGATTGAGTTGATTCACGAGTTGATTGCCAACGACACTTATCCTGATTTTCCGTTTACTAATACACTGAAAGACGAGAGAAAGGATAATGAGGACGTTGACAATGGAAAGGTTAGAATGTTTTCGATGTCAAGTATGGCTCTAGCGATAGTTATGAGACAGTACTTCTTGGCGCGAATTGCACACTTTTATCAGTGTAGACATTCGACTTTTCTGACGATAGGAATGGATAAAACCGGACGCGAGTGGGACACGTTTATCAGACGCATGCTTGAAGTTGGAAATCGCTTCTATGATGCGGATTATAAGAAGTTTGATACGAGGGCGAATTTTGTTGTTAGGATTAGAGTCAATGAGTTGTTTGTTGAGAAGTGGATGAGTGAGAGTGTTAAGAGGCAAGCGAGAGTGTTGTTGAGGTATGACGCACAAGCCATGCATCAGGTTCTTAATCACATTGTCATTATACCGTCTGGTACGAGCTCGGGTAGCATGCTCACAGCTATAGTAGGTTCATTGATAAATGAAACTTACATTAGATGTGCGTGGCTATCTTTGATGCCTCGGGCGATGAGTGACTTGCACTTTTACCGACAAAATGTGCGAACTAAGAACTATGGTGATGATTTCGTTATGACCGTGTTTCCATCGTGTGAAGAACAGTTCAATGC